AATGATGTGCAGGATGTGCCTTATGTGCATCCTGCGGACGAAGCAAGTGACGACGATTTCGATATTGACATTACGGATTACCAACCTTAAGCACTTAATTAAGACCACCGCGTGGGTTCAAGAACCCACCCTACTTAACTAGCCAGACCAAACCCCAACCCACCATAGAAAGCCCCCGCTATGACCAACTTGACCAAGTACTCCCCCACCGAAAAAGAAGCCTGCCAGCGCATAGACCAATGGCTCAAAGCCCACGCGCAAACCCGTGCATGGTTAGGGCGTGCCGCCCGCATTAGTGGCGCAGCGGTGAGCCAAGTGCTCAATGGCAACTACCCCACCAGCCCAGCGGACTTTATTGCCAAGATGCAAGACGCGCAAAGCCAAGCCGACGAGCGCGGCATTGCCACCAGTGAGGCGGGCAGTTATGTGGTCACCAGCATTAGCAAGGTGGTGCGCGTGGTGTGTGACCGCGCCCGCAAGCATGGCAATTTTGGTGTGGTGGCGGGCAATGTGGGCGTGGGTAAAACCGCTGCGCTGCAATGGTATGTAAGCCACAACAAGCACACCGTGCTGCTTGAAGCCGACCCCGACATGACCCCAGGCGTGATGCTCACTGACTTGCTTGCCGCACTGGGCGCAGCCTGCCCCCGCAGCTTGGCAGAAAAGTTTAGCGCCGTGGTCGCTGCCCTTGAAAACACCACCACACTGCTGCTGATTGACGAAGCCGAAACCATGCAGCCGCGCTGCTTGCACTACCTGCGCCGCATTCGCGACAAAGCAGGCGTGGGCATTGTGCTGTGCGGCACGGGGCGGCTGCAACAACTGGTGGGAGCAGAGCGCGGCGCTTTTGACCAAATCTTTAGCCGCACGGGCATGAGCACCAAGCTGATTAAATCGATTACTGAAGATGACCACAATGACATTGCACGTGCCGCACTGGCCGAGTACGAGCCCACCGACGCCGTGCTGGCGCTGCTGTGGCAATACAGCAAGGGCAGTGCACGCATGTTGACGGAGAACTTAATCCCCGCGCTGCGCGACTTTGGTTTAGGCAAGCACCCTTTGACACCGTCCTTGGTGAAAAAAGTGGTCGATGCGATTTTGTAAGGAGATGATGATGAAAAGCACAATGGCTTTAAGCGATATGGTGTGGGGCTTGGGTTTGACCTTTGCCGTGATATTTACCTACGCATGGGTACAAAACGCCGATGATGACGCCATGAAAGTAGAGCTGGCACGCGCCAAGCAGCAGGGTTACCACGCGGGCTACAACAAAGGCAGCAGCGCAGGTTTGGTGGCTGCGCACAAGGCGTGCGTAAACAAAATGCACATCAGCCTAAACAATTGCGACTGGATACTAAGCAGCGCGATGGTTGCCTATGCGGATGAGGTGCAGTGATGGCAACTTATTTACAAATTAATTTTGATGATTTTGGTCAAGACTTTACCGAGTGGACGTTTGATTTGGCATCGGGAGAAATCGTTGATTGCCAGCCGTTTCAGTACGACTATTGGGTTGGTAAGTATGTTGAGCTAGCCTCGATTGGCGTTGCAGATTGCCCGCGCATCGCCAAGCATGAGGCTGCAGCCAACGAAGGTGACTGGATTGCAGTGCGCTATGCAGTTGTGCAAGTAAGAGTCGTTGATTGGCAGCCTTACGCGCATAAGGTGCAACCATGAGCGACCACGATATCTCCCCCGCGCTAGGCGTGTGCCCCGCCTGCGGCTTGCAAGCCGAGCTGATGGTGTTCCTCATGCAGCCCGACTACGCAGCCAGCGTGCGCCTGTGCTTGGACTTGCTGGGCACTCAAGGTGACGTGATGATTGGCTACCTTGGTTTGTTCAAACCTGCCAAGCACCGCATGACCCCTAAGCGCTTGCACGCTGCTTTGCTGGAGCTGTCGCCCATGATGGTGGCAGGGCAGTTTAAGCGCAATGGCAATACCTACACCTGCCCACGTGACGCATGGGTGGCGGGCATGCAAGCCGTGCTGGCGCAGCGAGCGACGATTAAACCACCGCTCAACAGCCATGCTTACTTGCTCACAGTGATTGCCGCCATGATGGACGGCGCACGTGACAAAGCCACGCAGCAAGCCGATGCAGCGCGGGACAACGAGCGCCGCAATCGCGTGCTGAACCCCCTGCCTGTGAACGACGACGGTGTAGGTGAACTGCCTGAGCACGGCACGCAGCCCAGCCCCGAAGTGCGGGCACAGATTATGCAAAGCCTTGCCAACATTGGCAAGAACATGACCTTTGGAACTCACAACAAATGACCATGACCACCCCCACCATGAACCAACCCGACTACGTGCTGGCTTTGTTTATTCAAACCCTAGCCACTGCTCACACGGGTCGCGATAGCGGCATACGTGGCGACGACCTTGCCGCTAAGTGCGGTATCGCCCCGCGCATGGTGCGCGACTTGGTCAGCAAAGCGCGAGAGCAAGGCACCTTGATTGCGGGCACACCCACCACGGGTTACTTCATCGCTACCAGCGTGGCGGATGTCACCGAGTATTGCGACTACCTCACCCACCGCGCACTGCATAGCCTAAGGCTGGTGGCGCGGGCAAAGAACATCGGCTTGCCTGCGCTGATGGGGCAGTTGAACCTATCGACTTAAAACAACCTAAGACAGCACTTGATTTTTTAACTTAACCAACCGAAAGAACCACCATGACTGAGACTCAAACCATCCCCGCAGGCTACTGGCAAAATGCCAATGGCGACCTCATCGCTGAGGCGAATATCAAAGACATCGACAAGCTGCGCGACAGTTTGGTGAAAGACTTGTTCGCCAAAGCTCGCAGCAACAACACCGTGCTGGCTGAGTTTAAAACGCTGTCACTCGACGAGATTGGCGCATTTGTGAGCACCAGCGCCACCAAGTACGACGTGGCGATTGGTGGCAAAAAAGGCAATGTGACCTTGTTTAGCTTTGATGGACGCTACAAAATCCAACGCAGCATGCAAGAAACCATTAGCTTTGATGAGCGCTTGCAAGCCGCCAAGGCATTGATTGACCAATGCACCCGCCGCTGGAGCGAGGGCGCGAATCCTAACTTAATGGCCATTGTGAACGGTGCGTTCCAGGTGGACAAAGAAGGCGAAGTGTCCACCGCCCGTGTGCTGGGCTTGCGACAACTCAAGATTGACGATGCCGACTGGCATCAAGCCATGCAGGCCATTGGCGACAGTATGAAAACCGTGGCCAGCAAGGCGTATGTGCGCTACTACGAGCGCAACGATGCCACAGGCAAGTACGACGCGCTGGCGCTGGATATGGCAGGCGTGTGATGCAAGCGCTAGACGAACACACCCACAGCGCGGCGCAGGACTTTGGCCAACGCTTGGACGCGTTTTTAGCCGATGCGCAGCGCACGGGCATGGCAGATGGCAACCATTTAAACGACGGGGATTTAATCCACATCGGCCCCACCGATATTTAAAGTTTTAGACCGCGCTGCGCGGTTCGCAGCAATTCACTTAGAAAGTACATCATGAACAAATCAGAACTCATTGCCGCTGTTGCACAGTCGCAGGACATTCCTAAAACGAACGCCGCCAAGCTGGTGGAAGCCACGCTTGATGCAATGGCGGCAGGCATTGTTGAAGGTGGCTTAGAGCTGCAAGGCTTTGGCAATTTTGCCATCAAGCACCGCGAAGCCCGCACGGGGCGTAACCCCCGCACGGGCGAGGCGCTTGAAATTGCCGCCAAGAACGTGGTGGACTTTAGCCCATCAAGCAAGCTCAAAGCTGCGGTCAACCCAACGACCAGCGCTTAATAGTCATGGCCACCGTCACCGACCGCCGCGCAGTTGAAATCAAATTGGTGCACATTGCCAAGGCGCATTTTGGCTGGAGCGATGACGAGTACCGCGACATCCTCTATGCGGTCACAGGATGCCGCAGCGCCAAGGATTTAGACTTCACCAAGCGCAACTTGTTTTTAGACCATTGCCGCAAGCTGGGCTTTGTGGCCAAGCCAAAGGCAAGCAGTAAGACGCGCCCCACCCCCGCGCCTGCGGTGCTGGCACAAGTGAAAAAAGTGCGGGCGATTTTGATTGCACTGGGGCACAAACCCAACGAATACGGTGATGCGATTTTGTGCAAGCTGCGCGGGGTGGAAGATGCCGCCACGCGCTACGAGTGGGCGACCACAGATGAGCTGCGCCAGTTGATTGCCGCATTAAGCCAACAACAAAAACGCGCTGTAAAGCCTGCTTAAACAGCCTTTAAACCCCGTGCTAACGCCCCTTAAATCCACCCGCAAAGCCCTTACGATTGATGCCCACCGCATCAACCTTGAGCGCTTGCCTGTGGGGCTGCGGCGCTTTGTGGGCAGCTTTAGTGAGCAACTGGCGTACAAGCTCATTAGCGTGCGCGGCGGTACGCAAATTGGTGTACCTAAAAGTTTGATATTCGACCACCCCTTGCACCACGACCTAGGCTCGGAGTTGTACGCTGAACTGGTGGCCAAGCGCGGCGGTGAAATTTTAGAAGTGCCCAAGGACGATGCCATCATCATGCAGCACAAGCATGCACGGGTGCGCGAGCTTCGCGCCGCAGGGCACAGCCGCGATGCCGTGGCGCGGCAAACGGGCTACAGCTGGCGGCAAGTGGTGAACATTTGCAACGCAAGCGACGAAGGCTGCGCCTTTGTGCAGCCCGATTTGTTTGCACCTGCCAGTAGCCACAGCGCTAATCGAACCGCAGCCCCGCGCAAAGTGCCTGCGATTAAAAACGCATTGGAAGCCGTTCACAGCGTGCCCATGCACGACATGTTTGGCATTGCACGGCGCAACGCTGCGCAAGCGAAGGCGAAGCCATGAACGCTACCAAGTTGCAAGCGCCGCGCCAACAGTACAACGGCTTTGATGTGCAGCGCGTGACCCCCGCCATACGCGAACAAGTCGCCGCGCTGCGCGTGTTGTCAGGACGTGAGCAAGCAACCCCCATGAGCCATCGTGACATTGCTTTGATGGTGGGCGTAAGCGCTTCGACCGTGGGGCATTTGCTGCGCGGCACTTACGACACGCACTTGCAAAACACCCGCATCAAGATGCAAGCTCGCAAAGCAGCGGCAGCACTGGCAAAGAAAACACAGGCTTAAGGCGCGTATACCCCTGCAAACGGGTTTGCATTGCCGCTTACCCTAACCATGCCGCAGCGCACAGGCAAAACCGCTTAAATCGCGTTTAAATCTCAAGTGCTAGAACCACCCGCCACGGGTGAACCGTTTCACCCCGACAGCATGTTCCAACATCTTCACAATGGTGTTTATGGATGCTGCAAACAACAAACCCACCGCCAAACCTGCCAACCCCTTAGACGGGTGGATTGAAGTGTTTCGTGCGGGCACGCACACCGCCATGAATGGTGCGGCAACGGCGTTCACTGCCGATGACTTAGACCAAATGGTGGCGAACCACGCGGTGCAAGCGGCACCAGCGGTGATTGGTCACCCCGAAACCAACGACCCTGCCGTGGGCTGGGTGGATGCGGTCAAGCGCGAAGGCAATAGCCTATTCGCCAAGTTCAAAGATTTAAACGCCGCTTTTGTAGAAGCCGTGCAAGCAGGCGGCTATCGCAACCGCAGCGTGAGCGTGTCCAAAGGCGACACAGGCTGGGCCATGAACCATGTGGGTTGGTTGGGTGCAAAGCTGCCTGCTGTGAAGGGCATGGCAGGGCTGTACGCCGCCAAAGCCGATGCGCTGTGCTTTGAAGCGCCGTGGGACACCAGCGAATACCAAACCGCAGGCGCACTGGCTGACCTAGCCGATTTATTGGGCGGGCTGCGTGACCAAATGATTGCTGACAAAGGCTTAGACGCTGCCGATCAAGCCATTAGCAAATGGCGCATTGACGGCTTGCGCAATGCATCCAACAGGCTTTACGAACTTGCCAAGACTGAAGCAGGCGAGCAACCCCCTTTAAACCCTTTATCCGCTTACTCAACTGGAGACACACCCATGAGCATTACCCCAGAACAACTTGCAGATGCAGTGGCGCAAGCCACCGCCGCTGGTGAAACCAAAGGCAAGCTAGATGCCACCGCCGTATTTGCTGCTAGCAGCGATGCCATTGTGCAAGAAAACGCTGCGCTCAAAGCCGCTGCAGCCAAAGCTGCGATTGATGTCAAGCTCGATGCATGGACAGCGGGCGGCAAACTATTGCCTGCCCACCGCGCTGGGCACGCCGCCTTTATGGCGCAGTTGGCGGCCTTGCCCGTCACCTGCAATTTTGCGGTGGGTGACGACCTAGAGGTCAAGCTGTCGCCTGCGGATTACTTTTCCGCATTTATGGATGCCAAAGCCCCCGTGATCAACTTGCGCGGTGCGGGCACTGAAGGTGCGGGTGATGCTGTTGACGCAGCTATTACCGACCCACACGCACTGGCAGACAAAGCCACGCAGTTTGTCGCCAGCGAAAAGCTGGCTGGGCGCACGGTGACCTTGACGCAAGCGATTGAGAAGTTCTCAACCCCTGCCTAAGCAGCCCTAAGACATTAAGCCCAACCTCATTAACCCTTTTTAACAGGAGTCCATCATGGATAACAAAGTTGTTTTGAATTACGTGTGCGCCCAAGTGGGCGGCATTCCCCGCAGCCGCATTGTGAAATTTGGTTTGAACGATACCGAGATGGTGTTGTCAACCAGCTCGAACGATAACTTGATGGGCGTCACCACCGAGGTGACCGCCGTGCAAGGTGAGCGCATGGATGTGGTGCACCACGGCATTGAAGACATCGAAGTGGGTGGCGCGTTTGCTCGCGGCACGATTTTGACCAGCGATGCCCTTGGTCGTGCCATCGGAGCTGGCGCAGGGCAATGGCAAATTGGACGTGCGCTGAAGTCCAGCACTGGCGCAGCAGGTGAGCGCGTGCCTGTGCTCGTGATTCCGAATTACTACTAATCCACCACATTAAGTCACCACATTAACCCACTTATCGGAGCAAACACATGGCAACTACCACCTTCCCCCTCAATCCCCAGCTCACTGCGCTGGCGATTGCCTACAGCAACCCTGACGAAAGCTACATTGCCGATGCGGTATTCCCGCGTGTGGCAGTGGCTAAAAAATTCTCATGGTTAGAGTACGGTTTAGACCAGTTCTACACCGTGCCCAACACCATGATTGGGCGCAAGAGCGAACCGCGCGAAGTGGACTTTACTGCCATTAGTCGCGAAGCCGAATCCGTCGCCCACGCCTTGGTGGACTACGTGCCCAATGAAGATATTGAAGTGTGGAATGCCATGCCTAAAAACCCAGGTGCTAGCAGCCCGCTGCAAGTGGCCACAATGGGCACGGTGGGCTTGCTGCGCTTGGCACGTGAGCGCCGCGCTGCGGCACTGGCATTCAACGCAGCCACTTACCTGCCTACGCAACAGCAAACGCTGGTAGGCACGGCGCAGTGGAGCGACTATGCCAACAGCGACCCCGCCAAGGCGATTCGCCTTGCGGGCGCGACCATGCTGGTCAAGCCCAATAAGCTGATTATTGGCTACGACGTGTTTATGCAGCTGTGCGCCCACCCGAAAATTGTGAGCGCGGTATTCCCCATTTCGCAACTTGGCAACGGCTCGGTCAATGCCCAGCAATTGGCTGGCGCATTAGGCTTGAAAGAAGTGCAAGTGGGCGAAGCCTATGGCAACACCGCCCCTGAAGGCGCAGCGCCAACGAACAGCCGCATTTGGGGCAAGCACGCCGCATTGGTCTACAGCAGCAGCGCTGCCGTCATGGAAAAGCGCCCGACCTTTGGTTTTACTGGCGAATTTGGCGCGATTCAAGTGCAAAGCTGGGACGAGCCTAAGCGCGGTTACAAGGGCGTGATTGGTGTCAAGCCCGTGGAGCACGTGATTGAATTGGTGACTGCCAAGCATTGCGGTTACTACTTCCAAAACGCCGTCGCCTAAAACGCTTTTTCGTATATCCCGCATCGCTTCGACTGTGCGGGATATGACTTTAAACATCAAACCAAAAAGGTAAACCATGAGCAAGCAAACCTACATTGCCCTAGTGGCGTTAAACGTCTATCACAAAATGGTGCGCCCAGGCGACACCGTGGAATTGACTGAGGACGAAGCCGCCGAAGTGCTGGCATGTGGTGCAGTCACCACACAAGCAGCTATTGATGCAGCCGCACAAGCCAAAGATGAAGTCGCCGAGCACCAGTTCGCCAAGGCGGCAGCGGCGGTGCAAGCGCCTGCTAAAGCGGCAGCTGCACCCGCTGCAAAAGCAGCAGGCAAGTAAGTCACACACCATGACC